GGTAAAGGAGACATGCCACGACGAGCTGCTCGGAGAGCTCGAAGGGCTTCGCATTGTCGCGCGTGATCATCTCGTTGAATCGCTTGTATGCGGGAGGCTTCGCGCGCCGCAGAACCACCGCGCCGAGGTCGGTCTGCACGACTGCGATCGCCCGGTCGACGGGCCCGTGTTCACCTTCGAGACGCGCGATCGCCTCCTCGTCCGCGAGTGCGCGTCGTTCCGCTTCGAGGCGGTCCTGCGCGGCGACCTGCTCGGCATGTCGCGCGCGCGTGTCTGCGAGCTCGGCGCGCTTCGCACGCAGCGCCGCAAGCTCGGTCTCTTCTGGCGTCAGCGTATCTGTCACGGGCTACCCTCCGAGGCGTCGAACAGTGTAAGACCGTCGCGCCGAATCTGTAGGACACTGATCTCGATCTCCTCGTACAGCCCCTCGGCGCTTTCCTCGAAGCTGCCCGTGTTCTTTGCCCAACGGCAGCGCAGAAACTCGGTCGTCGAGCTTTGCTCCTGCTCGACCGCCTCGAGAAACACCTCGAATTCGACCATGCCGTAAGAGCGCCCGTCAGGCGCGCGCGCGGCGAGGGTCTGCCGTACGATCTTCAGGGTCTCAACTTCGCCCTGTAGCTTGAGAGGCTCGATCACGTATTTCCCGCGCGTGCGACCGCGCGGCGCGTGATGTCTTCCCATTCCGTAAACGAGGACCGACTCGATACCCTCGCCGTACGAGATCGATTTGAAGCCAAAAAAGCGTTCAGCCTCGATCTTCAATCCGAGGGAACCCCACGAGAGCAGGTTCCCATTGACCCTAACATTATCAGCCATGGCTCCTACCTACTCTTTCAAGCTGCGAGGACCTGCAGCGCAGGGTTGAAAAACCCGAGAGCGATCTCGACGAGCTCGGGATACGCAAGGGGCGTAACGCGTGCGTCACCCGTCAGGGTCTTGCTCGCGAGCAGGTTGTCGTAACGCGAGAGAACAAAAACCGCGTCACTCGCTTTTGGCTTCGTCGTCAGCGCGGTCCGCAGGGCGGCAGTCGCGCCGCTCTCGATCTCGAGTGCCTCGGCTTCGAGGATAAACCCGGTGTCGCGGTCGACGCGCACGGGCTTATTCAAGCGCCGCGAGAAGTAGTTGCGCAGAACGTCGCGGGCAACATTCATCACCCTTCGGTGTGGTACGAGCTGAAAATCGCTGCCCGTGACCGAGAACAGACGCGGGCGATTGACATAAACGCCCTGGTAGCCTTCCCAGGTCCGCAGGGTGTAAAAGCGCGCATCGTCCGCGCCTGGATTCGCGCTCTCGTCGTGCTCGTCAGGGTTGCCTGCGTCGTCGCGAATCGAGCAGGGCAAGGGCCCGAGATCGATGAGCGCCGAATCTTGCTCCTCGGTCAGAAACTGCTCGCGCGCCGCAGCGACGAAGGCGACCGGTCGACGATACTTGCGACCGCTGACCGAGCTCGTCAGCTTGCAGCCGCCGTAGCAGAGCGCCCCGTGCTTCGAGGCCTTCGAGCCGAACGCGAGCGACATGGCGGCGAGGTAGGTAGCCTCGTCCTCGCCCTCGTCGGGCAGGCGCGTGTTGCCGACCCACCAATGATTTTTGCCGAGGTTCGACAGTCCGGTCAACTTCAGCTCGACCGTGTCGAACGTGCTCGCAGTCAGTGAGCCGACGATCTCAACGCCTTCCCACGAGACCGTCGACAGACCGAGGGCGTCGAGCGCGGTCCCGAGCTCGGCGGCATTCCATTGCGGCGCGGAGATCACGACCGTCGCAACGTCGCCCGTGACGAGCGTCCCGGCTGCGAAATTGAAAATCACCCCAGAGTCAGGAACCGTATACGTCACGGCGATCCCGAGCGAGACGACACTCGACAGAGTGCGCCCGCGGTCGAGTGAATACTGAAAGGTGATCCCGGTCGTCCCCACAGTTCCGCCCGCGACGACTTTGATCGCAGCCTCGTAATCGTCGTGCACGCCCGTCGCGTCGACCGTGACGACGCTCGTCCCGGTGCCCGTGAATGTCACGTCAGACGCCGCGCCGGGAGCGGACTGACCCGTCCGCACGACGAGCACGGGGCGACCGTAGCGCTCGACTTCATGGGCGGCAGCTTCGACAAGCGGACCCTGACCGAACGCGTTCACAAGGTCTTTCACGCGTGCGAACGTCGCAGGCGTGTCGATAGGCCCTGCGCTCGACGCGCCAACGAGGGCGAGAATGCGCCCCGCGCTCGGCGGTAGCACGCCGAGCTGACCGTCGAGCTCGGTGATAGTTACTGCGGGCTGAGTCATGGCAAGGGCTCCGGGTAAATGACGTCCGTTTCGATTACGTCGTGAAGTTCCGTGTCAACGATCGCCACCGGGTTATCGTCGACGGTCAGTTGCTCGAGTGGGGCGTCCGGAATCATCGCGGAGACCGCGCACACCGCGCGGATGCCCGCGCCGAAACGGCGCTCCTTTCGGTCTGTAATCCATTCATGCGAAATGATGCGGACGCGTCCCGGCATCGCGTGATAGACCGCGCGATACCACGCGTCGAAAAGGAGGCGCGTCACATGATATTGTGCGCGCTCGACTTCGAGGGCGGTCGCGTCGTGCGAAAGGATCTCGACCGTGAACGCCTCGTCAATCGTCGCAAGCGAGCGCGGATTGCGCCCGGGTTGCGTCGCAGGCAGAAGATCGCCGAGGCTCCCGTTAGGGTCGCCCGGGATCCATAGGATGCGCGCACCCGTCGTCATTTTCTGCGCAGGTTCGCGCCATCCGAAGAGATTCGGTACAGGGGTCTGACCGTCAGGTGTCTCGGCAGCGAAGCGCGCGACCACTGCGTCGAAGAGAACTTCGAGGGCGAGGACGTCTGCCATTTACGCCCCCCCCACATAGCTAATAATCAGAAACCCGTCAGACCCGTTTCCGCCGCGCCCGCCTGCACCGCCTGCAGTCGCAGCAGTCGTGCCCGACCCGCCGCCGCCACCTGCGCCGCCGCCGCCGCCGCCGCGCCCACCCGTTCCGTGGGTGCCGTCTAGACCGGTAAATCCGTCGCTTGCAGCCGTCGCGCTAGCTGCGCCGCCGTTCCCGCCGATGCCTCCTTGACCTCCCGATCCCATAGAAATCTCGGGGTGACTCGCTTCCCAGCCCGGCGCAGCAGACGCACCCGCACCGCCGCCGCCGCCGCCGCCATGCTGCGTCTGTAGTGCGCCGCCCGGAGCGGCGTTCGTAGCGAGCTGATAGGTACCGGAGAACACTGCTCGCAGTCCCACGGGTATCCCTACGGCTGTACCGTTAGTGCCCACGACTCCGGTAGCGCCGCCCGCGCCGCCGTTGGCACCCGTCAGCGAAACGTTCAGGATCGCGCCACACCCTACTCCGGGCGTGCCATTAGCGGTGCCTGCCACGCCGCCCGTACCAGCAGCGAGACCGCCGCCACCTGCACCCGCAGCAGCCGCGCCGGTCCCACCAACGATCACAGTTCCGCCGGCGTTCGTCTGACCGAACGAGACGAGCGTCGTCCCCCCCAGCATAAGAGTCGTCCGGGCGCCAGTCTGTCCGGCGACGCCTATCGAACCGATCCCACCGTTTCCACCGTTTCCACCTGCACCGCCTGCACCGCCTGCACCCACGCTCACTGAATAGTCAGTGTCAGGAATAACAGGAATCGCACCGGTCACATACTCAGTACACGATCCGCCGCCGCCGCCGCCCTTTCCGCCGCCGCCGCCGCCGCCCGTCGTCGTCGAGATCTGCGCACCACCGCCGCCGCCGCCACCGGCGCCACCACCGGCGCCCGCAGCACCCGTCAAATAGACCTTCGTTACCCACGCTGGGCTACGCCATGTGAAATTTCCGGGAACGGCGAACACGTCCCGCAGCAAAGCTCCAGACGTGCCCGCGGGACCCTCCGGACCGGGTACGCCCTGCGGGCCCGGAACGCCCTGCGGACCCTGCGGACCCTGCGCGCCTGGATCGCCCTCAGGTCCTGCGGGACCCGGGTCGCCCTGCGGACCCTCGACACCGGGCGCTCCGGGCGCCCCTGCGGGGCCCTGCGCGCCGGGATCACCCTGCGGACCGGGCGAGCCGGGCGCACCGGGATCACCCTGCGGACCTTCGGGCCCGGGCGCTCCGGGCGCTCCTGCATCGCCCTGCGGGCCCTCGACGCCCTGCGGACCGGGTACGCCCGGGTCACCCTGCGGACCTTCGGGCCCGGGCGCTCCGGGCGCGCCTGCGGGGCCCTGCGGACCCGTCGTCAGCGTGACCGTAACGCCCCCGTCAGCGGCGACAGACACGACGTTCTGCGGCGTCGCAGTCACGGCAAGTCGAGGCGCGCGGTCCTCGAGAACGATCGTCGTGTCAGTCATGGGTTACCTCTGCGAGAACAGAGATCGACCCCTTGACGAGCGAGTGCTCCTCGTCCGCATTGTCCGAGTATTCCCAATCGTACATGTAACGCGAATACGAGAGCGTCGCTGCGACGTCGCTCGGCAGCTCGACCCGCACGACGCCGCCCGTCGCGTCCTCGATCGTGAACGTGAACGACGCGACGAGCTCGCCCGTCGGCGTCTGTCGAATGTGCCCTCGAAACTCATAGCCGGTCACGTCGAGGGGCGTGCCCGTCCCGACCTGAATCCGCAGGACAGTCGACCAATACTTGCCCTGCATGAGAGCAAGATTCAGATCGGCGCCAACGTTGCTGAGGGTCTCGATCGCCACTACTTGATCTCCATCGTGCGAGCGAAGGTCTCGACGATGACCGCCTCAATCGCCTGCACTAACGGTGCGGGCAGCGACCGCGTCGGGAGGATCTGGCGCTTGACGCCGCCCTTGCCGCGCCCGTGATGGTGTCGCGCCTCGGGCCCTTTCAGGCGCGCCAGCACGTACGTCCCGATCGGAACCACCGCGAGGGCTTTTGCGGCGTTCACAAGGGCCCTGCCGCCGTCCTCCTTGCGAGGGGCCCACGTCGACCCGTCAGGCGATTTGCCTGCCGCAATCTGGCGCTCAAGGCCCTCCTTGAGTGCCTCGGCGACCGCAGGCGCGGCGACGCGCGGCAATAGGGCGACCTCGCGCAAGCGGCGGATCTGCGCCTCGATCTCTCGGAAGGCCTCACCCATAGGAGCCTCCCCCCCAATCGTCCTCGTCGCGACCGGTCATGACCTGCGCGTCGAGCCACACATACGGCGACTGTTCGGTGTACCCGAACGTGCGGGGCTTCGTGATCGTGCTTTTACCCTCGATCGTCGGGAGATCGTACAGACCCTGTACGGCGTCAGCCGCTTCTTTCACGTCATCGCGCGCTTGCTCGGCGGACCGTTGGATCTGAACTGCCTGCGGGTCTTGCGGGTCCCAGCCTCGACGTTGCCACGCCTCATAAGCAACGAGACGCGCGAGCCATCCGAGCACGACCTCCGGGTAAGGCACGATGAAAGGCACCGCGTACCTTTTCATGAGGCGCGAATCAATCCAGCGGCTCATCTGCTCGAGCTGCGCGTCAATCCAGCCAGGCTGCAGACCTTCGAGCGCGTCGAGAAACTCGGGCGGCATAACCGTCCGAAGTTTCAGCTCTGCGATCGTCAGATAGGCAGCCATGGCTCGTTAGACCTCAGGTCGCACTGCACTTGAACATCAGGTAGGGATGGCCCGGACCGACCACGGAGCGACCATGCGGGATCCACTCGTATTCGCGTTTGCTCGCGAGCTGCGCGTCAGTCAGCGGACCGTGGTACGTGATGTTGAATGGTTCGCGGTTGCTGAAAACAAACGCTCCGAGCTCACCGCCCACATCCTCGCAGCCGAGATAGTAATCCGTGTCAGACCCGCCGAGTGACGCGGCGAATTCAGGCACCTTGACTACTTCGATATCGAACGCCGAAACGACGAGCGATACGTCAGCCCCACCGCCTCCAGACGCCGCACCCATCGCGATCATTTTCGACTGCGTCGCGAGAAGCGCAGAGTAGTGAAGCGCGGGCGGAACGAACAGACGCGTCGGGCGCAGCTTGCGAGGATTGCGCCCGTTGGGCTGCGCAATGCCCGCGATGTACGAGAGCGCCTTATTGATATTCGCCTGGGCAACGTCGACCGTCGCCGCGCCCGCGCCCGTCAGGGGCACCGCACCCGGATTGAACGCGGTCGCCGCGCCCGTGAAGTGATTTGCAAACCGCTTGCCGCTCGGATTCGTCGGGTCGATCGGGTGACCTGACGTGCCGAGAGCGTTCGCGTGAAAGTAGGCGATACCGTCATACGTGACCGGGTTCGCGAGGATGGTTCGAGCAAGCTCTTGCTGCGGAAAGTTCGCAGCCAAGGCGCCCATGGTGCGCGCCCATTTCGTGGCGATCGCGACGCCGTTCGCGTCGGTATCTTCGAGCTGACTGCGCAGCATCTTGAGACCCGAGCCGGTCACGTATTGGTGCTCGTACTCGGTCATCACAGTTGCGAGATCCATGAACTGCGTCTGACCTTCGACGCCGTACTCGAGAAACCCGGTCTCGAGCAGCCACAAGATCCGCTCTCGCTTCGTGACCGACCCGGTCAACTCGCGAGAGGCAAGTCGCCACCACTGATCTTTCGATAGGGTGAGATAGGTGTTTTCGGAAATGACACGCATGTTTGATTCCAAATCAAACAGGAATGCCGATGTAAGGAGTGCCATAGCGCCTTGATCCTTTCAGGTTGGAAACTAGGCCTATGGCCTTACTCGTCGAGAGCCACGGAAATCGGGCCCCCGAAAATCTGAACCCAGACGCCGTCAGGCACGACGCCCCACACGCGACCAGCGACTGACGCGCCCGTAGGGGTCATGGTCACTTCCCAGGGCGACGCCAGATAGCAGACCGTGCCCACGTCATCGTCTGCGACCGGACCGACTGCCGCGTTGCCAAACAACGCCACGTCAATCTCCGAGAACAGGCGCACCTTGGCTTTACGCACGCCGTCGCCAGTAAACGAGTCCTCGAAGAATCCGACCGGATGCAAGGTCGCGGCAACGCTGCTTACGACTAGCGTCCCGTTCGTTTTATTGAACGCGGCGACGTTGCCCTTTTCTGCGACCGCACCCGTATTGAGAACGCGCTCGATCCGCGACCATTTCGCGGTGCGCACCTTACGTTCAGCCATGGCTCACGCTCCCTTTCGCGCGTCGACGGGAGCGCCGAGGACGAGCAAGTGCGCCGACTTTTCGACGCCGATCGATTGCTTCGCAGACAAGCCCATGGCGGCGTCGAGCGCCGCCTTCTCGGCAGGCGGAAGGCGCGAGGGCGTGCCTGCGTCCTTCCCGTGCGTCGGCGCTACGCTTGCGGCTGCAGCGCGGTCGCCGAGCTTGGGCATGCGAGGCGCGGGAATCGCATTGACGATCGCGCGCACCTCGGCGAGGGGCTTACCGTCGAGGACCTTGACGAGACCCGGGGCAAGATCCGGGCGCGAGCCGAGAAACTCGCGACGCTGCAGCGCCTCGTTCTGCGCTTCGAGGCGCGCGACCCTAGCTGCGAGGTCATTGCCATGCGCAGCGAGAGCGCCTGCGGTCGAGGCGGATACGGTCGCGCGCGAGCGTGCAGACGCCTTCGCTTCGTCCTTTTTCTTCTCCTCGTCGTCATCCGCAGGTGGCGCGTCGCTCGCGGCGTCAGGCTTCTCTTCGTCGCCCTCCGCGGCAGCGTCTGGCTTCTCTTCGTCGCCCTCCGCGGCGTCTGGCTTCTCCTCGACGTCATCCATGGCAGTCAGTGCCTTTCTGGCCTTCGTGGCCTCCTCGCCCTCGCCGCCCGCTAGCTCCCCGAGTGCGGCGCGCGCCTCGTCGTATTTCTTAGACATAGGATTGCCCTCTACCGTTTGCGCGCCCGCGATCATCGCGAGCAAACCACTGAACGACTGCACTTGATCTGCGAGGCCTAGTTGCTTCGCAGACGCCCCATGAAATAGCCCCGCCTCGAGAGCAGCAACGTCCGCACGCGAAACGCCGCGCAGCTCCTCGACGAGGTCGTAAAACGTCAGCGCAAGCGAGTCGACGATCCGCTGCGTCGACGCGAGCTCGCTCTCGCTGATCGCACTGTGCGGATGACCGTCCGACTTACGCTCGCCACTGGTGACGATCGCAAACCGTTGACCAAGGAGCTTGTCTTGTTCGGTCACGTCCACGCGGCAACTGATCACACCGATGCTGCCGAGGATGCCGGTCTCGCTCGCCACGACCTCGCGCGCGGCGCAGGCGAGGGCGTACGCCGCCGAGCAGGCCTGACCGTCGACGTACGAGATCAATCGCTTGCCTGCAGCGTCGCACTTGGCGCGGATGGCGCGCGCAGTGTCAGTCATGCCGGACGCAATGCCGCCAGGCGAGTCTATGCGCAGCACAATCGTACGCGCGGCGCTCTCGCAGGCGAGGTCGACGCGCTCGAGAATCGCCTCGTACGAGTCGAAGCACGCGCCCTCGTACTGCTCGAGTGGCCCTTGAATCCTGACGACCTCGACGTCGCCCTCGGTCACATTCGAGCGCTCGGGCGCTTCGAGGTACAACTCGAAAAACGCCTGCGGATTGATCGCGAGCAGACCCTGACGATCGTAGCGTCGACGCGCGCTCATGCTGCCTCCTGCACGTCATCGTCGCTCTCATCTTCGACGAGCGAGACCGAGCGCACTTCGGGCGCGACGTCAGGGCGACCGTCGCCGTCACGGTCGCCTGCCACGGGCACACCGAAGCGACTGCAGAGCGCGTCAATGTCGAGCTCACGCCCGTACAGAGTCAGGGCGTCTCGCAGCTGGATAATCGCCTGCCCGACCACCTGCAGACTGTTCGCCTCCTGCGCGCGGTCCTTCGAGGGCGTGACATCCCACCAACAAACCGCCGAGCTCGCGAGACGCGCTTCGCCCCATCGCGCCACGATAAAGGCGGGCAGCATTTGCGTGTTTACGGTGTAAGCCAAGCTATCGGCGGTCGCCTTGATCAGGTCCGCTCGAATGCTTTTGTGAATGTCTGAGTTTTGGAAACCTGCGCCGCCGTCAGTCGTAACAGACTGACCCGCTATGCAAATGACGTACTCGTTATTGCACTGTTCGACGGTCTTATTGAAGCTTTCCCAGCCTCGACCATTCGACTCGAGTAGCTTGACGTCGTACCCGGGCGTCATGCCAAAAACCGAGTTGACGCCCCATGCCATCACCTGACGAAAGAACGATTGCTTATGGTCCTCGGCGGCAGACTGCGGCGCGACGGCGACGCGTGCAGGGTTCGCCAACTTGCCTTCCCAATTATCCTTGTGAAGGCACGCGTGCTCCTTGCGGACGAAGGCGCGACCGACCGCGCGCCACAGTCCATGCTGCCAAGGGCTGACGCGACCACCGGGCGTGTGCAGAACCCAGCGACCATCGCCCGGGGTGATCGGCAAGGGTCCCGCAACGCTCCGGTAATACCACCGGTTTTCCATCCAGCGATATTCGAGAAACTGCGGTTCGAGCCGCACGAAAACCGGATAGTCGCGCCCGGGTACGGGCAGCAATTCGCCGCACCCTACGCCGAGGAGCTCACCGTCCTCGGCGAGTAAGGCGAGCTCGGCAGGCGGCAGCATTTCGTCGAAGATCGATCGCACCTCGCCCGACTCGTCCTCGTGACCGAGCTCAAGGGCGGCGACAATCTCCGGGTCACCCCGAAAGCGTTTCGGCAGCCTGACGAGACCGCCCGTGCGCGTCGACAGCACGCCTGCGAGAATGCCGTCGCCGCGCGCCGCGCGCATGAGCTGCGCCGCGCGAGCGAGGAGCCCCTGGTCCGCCTCATGCTGCGCGGTCTCGATATCGGAGAGGTACCACCGCGTTTGGCTAATCGAGGGCGGCGCGAGCTGCCCACCCATCGTCGCGCGCAGCTGCTCGACCTCGTGTGAGTCGAGCGAAAGACCGGTGTCGTATGGCTGCGGCTGATACGCCGACACGCCGAGCAACGCCTCGATCTTTTGCTTGAGACCCACGGCGAACGAATCGCACACCTCGCAGGCGTGCGCGGCGAATATCGAGACTCAGACCTTACGCGAATCTGTTGACCAGGACTGCGCCGGAACGCCGTAGGAGGCCTGTAGCGCCAGTCTAGCGCGCTTCGAGGGGCGTTTGCGACCTGACGCCCAGTCAGACACGCAGGAGGGCGAGACGCGGCAGCGGGCGGCGACATGGCGCGTCAGCGTGCGCTGCAGGATCACCAGCAATGCGCGCCGCCCGTTCACAACCCTCGCCCCCATACCTCGGCGCCCGCATAGGGGTCGTTCGTGGGCGGGTCGTAGGCGTCGCCGCCTGCGTCCGCGACTTTCGCTTTCGTCCCGTCGTCGACGTCCGCACGCAGCGAGAGAGGTTCCCAGCACGCAAGCGCAAGTGCGTCGTAACGGTCAGGCGAGCGACCGATCGTCTTTTTTAACACGTCCTTCGGGGTGACTTTCAAGAGACCGTTCGCCGCTTGTTTCCATTCCATCGCATGCAGCTCGGCAGCCAACTTACTGTCTTCTGGGATGGCGCCGCCGTCCCGGAACCACGCTTCGAGGTTGGCGGTCAAGGCGTCGCGCATGCGGTGGTAAATGTCGGGCTGCCGCTGCGCACGGTCTGACGCACGCACCGGAACGAGCTCGTACGCACCCTTATTGCGGTCAAGGTATTCCTTTAGCTTCGTCCGCAGCTCAGACCCTAGTTGGTTCTCGGCGTCGAACACAACGACGGGAGTCTCGCGCGGGATTTTGAAACGCGTCAGCGTCGCGAGGAGGTGCGACACAATGCCGTCGATCGTTAGACCGAGGTGCACCCTGACTTCGAGGCACTTCAGACCGCGTCGAGCTGCCATCGCGGTCTCGTCGCCGAGGCCTGACGCCCCCGAAGGGTCGAGACCCACAAACAGTCGCCCCTGCTCGGGCGCGCCTTCCCAGCGCTCCTCAGCCTGGCCAATCGCATGCACGCTAAAGATCTTGCCCTGCTCGTGGGTCGCGTGTTTGCCCTCGACGCGAATGGTGTAGAGAGGCGACCCCTTGCCCCACTCCTCCTTTTTTTCCTCGATCCATTCCTGCGTCGCAAGACCCGGGATCAATCGCTTGCCGGAAACCACGTTCGGCGTGTCTTCCGAGCTTACGGTTATGCCGTGGTAAAAAGCGGACTTCCCATGAAACGCCTCGTAAAATTCGCCCTCATTTTTCGTTGGATTGCTGAACATGACGAGCCGCGCGCCGCCTGCACGGTTGCCCTCGATCGCATCGAAAATCACCTGCGAAATACCAGACGCCTCGTCAGGAATATATAAGAGGTTCTCGCCACTAATACCCGCGACCGCCTCAGCCTCTTTCGCGGTGAAACCCACGATCTCGCGAAAGTCAGCGCTCTTAAGCCCCGTGCGCGCGAGCTCGCCTGGCTCCTCCTCGATAAGCGCCGAGTGCGCGCACGGGCGAGGGTAGCGCGCCTCCGCTTCGACGTGCGTCGTCCCGGTCGCCATAAGCGCCGCCATCTCGCCCTTACAGGCGAGGCAGCGACCGCCCCTTGACCGGACCATCCGCACCTCGCGCCATAAGATCTGGTCAACCTGACGCGCCGTTGACGACGTCAGCACGACTCGCGCGTCAGGCCACGAGCAGTAATACCAGAGGGCAATCATCGCAGCCGCGCGAGACTTGCCCGTCTTATGACCGCTGCGCACCGCGACGCGAGGATGGTCCCGGACCGCTTCGAGGATCTCGACCTGCGCCGACCATGGCTCGACGCCGAGAACGTTCCTGCAAAATCCGACCGGGTCTGTCTGGTAGAGCGTCGAGGGAAACCTGAGCCGCGTCGCAAAGTCTAGTTGCCAGAGGATGTGGTCTGACAGGTCCCCTGCCATCGTCCTCGACTGCGCAGGCTTCACCGCCCTGCGCTTGACCTCGTGCGAGCGGCTTGTTGTCATCTCTGCCCTTGCTTTCGTAAGGTGGCAATGTTCTCGCGCGCCTGCACGCACGCAGGACGCTCGTCCGCATAACACAGCACCTCAATGATCTCGATCTCGGTCAGGTCATGGAACGTCAGCGCGATCCGGTCGCGTGCGTCCTTGCGCTCGCACATGTGATTCTCGCCCTGCCGCTCCTGAAACGTCATCTGCGACGGCAGCGTCGAATAGGTAATCACAAGCTCGCTCGTCAGACCCTTCGGGCGCTTGCCCGCGCCCGGGTCGCACACAAACGCGTTCGGGTCGTCGAGCTTGCGGATCGCGAGCTCAAGCTCATTCAAAAACCTGCAGTGCGCCTCGAACCACTCGAGAGCAGGACGCGCCTTCTCATACTCGCGCATGTGCGCCTTATACAGGGCGAGACCGCGCTTTGCGTCCGCGAGACGCGCCTCGAACGTCGACGCACACTCGTCAGGCGGCGAGGGCGGCGTCGAGGGCTCCTGCGCCCGAGCCATCATCGCGAACAGTAGAGCGGATAGAATTGCAACCAAAAAGCGTGTGATCATTTTTCGAGCTCCTTGAGCGCCGCGGCGACCGCGCGCGCGGCGTCAGGCCATTTTACCAGGACCCTGCCGAGCGTGGTCTTGATCTGCAGCCACATGGGATGGTGACGCACGATCCGCTCATCCTGTAGCTCGGTCTCCTTTTCCAGCCGATGCTTCAAAGAGAGCAGGCGGGTCTCGGCATCCGCAAGCTTCACGCTCTCGGCAGCCAAAAGACCCGGCTTTTTGCGGTGGTCGCGAATCGTCTGTAGGAGCGCCTCACAGCCTGCCATCGTCGTAGGCGACCCTGCGCCCCTCGAAGGCGCCTTCGTGGGCGGTGAGGGCGCTGCAGGCGGCGCCTCGACCGCCTGCGCAGGCGTCGCTCTCGCGACCCCCGGAGGCCTCGAAGAGAGCGACGCCGCAAGCGCACCCGGTCTCGACGGCGTCGTCGAGCTGTAAGAGGGGCCCGAGCTCTCGCTCCCCGTGGTGGGCGGTGCGACCGCTGTCGCACGCGAAACCTCGGGCCCGCTTGCGACCGTACGCCCCGCCCCGCCCGCAGGCAAGCTCGACGCGTCCTCAGTCGGCTCCCGGACCCACGTGTCCGCAGGGATCCCGATCGTCGCCTGCAGCCGCAGCCGCAGCATGAGATTGGGGACACGCTTCCCTTGTCGCCAGTAGCACACGACCTGCTTTGTCACGCCGAGGGCGCGCGCGATCTCGTGCAACTGATGCGGCGCGAGCAGTAACAGGCGCTGACCCTCAGACAGAATTGCGGCGCCATCCTCGCCCTCGTCGCCGTCCCCTAATGGCACTAGCTCAGGCGTTGATTGATTCGGGCGCGATGACTTCAAAATCAAGGGAATACTCCGGTTAACGTGCCATTTTGGTACTATTTGTCCGGTATTTTCGCGCGGG